CGTGCCCTGCGCCAGCGTCTGCGCACGCCCGGTGTCATACTCGCTTTGCAGCTGGGCCTGTTGCTGGGCCTGTTGCTGCTGTTGGTCATACTGCGCCTTTTGCGCATCAGCCTGCTGCTGATTGAAGGCCTGTTGCTGGTTGGCGATCTGCTGCTGCGCCGCGATCTGTTTGTCGCTCAGGTCTTGGCTCGCCATCTGCTGATACTGCGCAACCGTGGTGGCACCACGCGCGGCATACTCACCGGGCACACCGACCTCGGTCCAATAGCTGCTGGTTTGCCCGGTGTTCGGGTCAGTGTAGCCCACAGCTCCGTATTGTGGGCCGCTGCTGCCGCCCCCGCCGCCCCCAAAGCACATCGTCCTCACTCCTGTTTTTGGTCAGGTCCCAGACATACAAAAGGAAGTCCTCGCGGTTGCGGCCGTAGCCCTGCAACAGCGCCTCGATCTTGCCGCCCAGCAGTTCGATCCAGCGTCGGCTGTCGGTGTTGGAGACCGCCGCGTAGGCTTCGCCGCGGTGATAACCGGAGGCTTGCAGCGCCGGGATGACGAAGTCGCGGGACCAGTGCGTCATCGGTCGCAAGGTCTTGCGCCATTGGTCCGTGCCGAACGCACTGCAAATCACCACGCCAGGCCGCACCGGGACCACGCCGTTGATCGACACCGGCTCGCTGTCCCAGGACCAGACTTTCCACATCGCGCCCGCGGTTCGGTTGATGTCGTCGATCAGCGCGTCCTCGTCGTCGTTCCAGCGCAGCGCGAATATCTCACGCCGGTCCCGTTCGCGCAGGTTTCGCACGATGTGCGTGATGCCTTCGCGGCTGACCTCGTGCATGCCGACACCGCTCACAACAAGCCCCTCTGTCGAAGGTCAAGACATTTTCGGCAATGTCGATGCGTGCCGTCTTTCTTGATATAGACATACGCATCCGCCAGCGAGTGCCCGCGCTTGCAGTGCGTGCGTCGGATACCCTTTTGGACGCCTGAACGCGCCATGTCGCGCATGTTGTCCCTATGCGTGCCCAGATAGAGATGATCCGGGTTGACGCAGGCCGCGACATTGCAGCGATGCAGCACCATCAAACCTGGCGGGATCAGCCCGCGGGTTTCTTCCCAGGCCAGCCGGGCGACCCGAATGTTTCGCCGTTTACCGTTAATGTGGCGGATTAGCGTGGCCCGTCCGTCCGCGTAGGTAGTCTGACCTTCCCACAGCCAGCAACCACTATTGGGTTCCGGGATAGCCCAGTGGGACCAATGGTGCGGCGCTGGACCAGTGCGAGAACGGATCGTTACGCTCACTTTACAACGCCCTCCTGAATGTTGAAATGCAATGCCGCCATGATCGCTGGTCCCGGCGCCTGGTTGACCATGTGCACACCGAAATGCGTGCCGTAACCGGCAAACGGAATGCTCATCAGGCCGTAGGTGTTGTCTTGCACCGTGGCGCACAGCTCAAAGGCTTCGGTGTTGTTGGGCAGCATGCCGATACTAATTGACCACTGACCCTGACACATCACGTCGACGGATTTGATGCGCTTGTTTTCAGTCGGATCATCGGCATTCATGTGCGGCGTGCGCACCGTGACCTGGCAGCTGTCATATTCGTCGCGGGTGACACCGCCATAGAGGTAGACATTCCCGTCAGTGTCGTCGCAAAACACCATGTTCTGCACCAGCGCGAAGTGCCGTGTGGTAAACCCGGTGTTGAAAGTGCTCCAGGCAGTGATGTTGCCGGCCGGAAAATAGCTGAGCACATAGATCGTGTCGCCGACGCTCAGCCAATAGCGCCCCTGGATCGGCTGCACGATCGCGTCGACCGAAGTCATGCCGCTGGGGTTGGCGCGAATGGCGTCGATCAACAGATTGTCGATGGCTGAGCCGACATCGTTCACGCTGGCGGCGAGATTGATATACAACGCCTTCAGGCTGCGCACGCCGCTGTCAGACAGGAACAGCACATCGCCCGTCCCGAACTGCACGAGCGACCGCGGCGCCACGGTGCCGATCCGCAAGAGCTGTCCCATCGTGTCCTGGGTCGGGTCCGGGTCCAGCGTCCACATCTGCGTCTGCAAACGGGACATCACCGCCATGTTGCTGTAGAAAACCTCCATGCCTTGCAGGTTCTCGCCGTCCGGGTCATTGAGGGCGATGTTGATAAAACCGGCGCCCGGCTCATCCACCGACGCCGGGTCGTTCTGCGCCGGATTGTTGGTCCCGCTGAAGCGCAAATATTGCCCATCGACGCGATACATCTTGGACTTCCACGTGCGCGCGTAGGTGCCGTGGCTGTAGCTGCTGTCCACCTCCAGGACCAGCACATCGTTATACCAGCAGTAAGTGGTCCCGCTGGCGCCCAGGCCGCAGACAAAGAACTTGTCGGCGTAGGCTTCCACGTCCAGCAGCTGGGTGATCTGTTCCGGCGCCGCTTGCAGGTTGTGCGCGACGATCGGCACCGGCAGCGTGCCTTGGGGAATGACCGCGGTGGTGTTGACGCCGAACGCATGTAGGCTGTCACCCTGGCCGAACAGATAGGTGTAATCCGGCGGCATCGTGGTCTGCACCACGAAGGCCAGACGCTTCTCGATCTCGCCGCCGTTGTTCAGCACGGCGTTCTCCAGAATACGCAGCGAACCGCCAGGCGCCGTCAGCGGGGACTTGCGAACATCCAGTCCCTCTTTGAAGTCGGTAACCGAAAAGACTTTGGTCCCGGCTGCCATCAGCGATCGATCCGGTCACGCTTACGGCTGTTCTCTTGCCGTGTAAGTATTTGCAGGTTCTGCGGTGCGTGCAGCCCCCACACATTCTCCCCATAGAGCGGAACAATATGATCGACCGTCATTCCCAGCGACGCCGCCATTTCGTATATTTCGGCGATCTTCTGGCGATGATCCGGGTGCGCGCGGGGAATGAGCGCCGCCCTGCGCCGTTGTTGACGCAGCGCCTGCTTCGCCATGTTGTGCGGTAGCTTGGCGCGAATACGAGCCAATTCATTTTCGCGCTCCCGACGATTAACCTTGTATGCCCGCTCCTTAGCTTTGCCCTTGACGGACTGCCGATAGCGCGCCTTCGCTTCCGCAACCTTCTGCTTGCCGCGAGGCGAGCGGTTGTATCTGGCTTGCGGGGTCATCGAGAGTTCGGCCCGCTGTTATATCCGGGTGGAATGTAATCGAGGCCCAGGACCGGTTGATGCCCGGGCCGGGACTGTGCATCGCCACCGCCGCCGCCGATGACGATCGGACGCACGTTCTTATGGCTGAACTGGCGCACCCGGTGCCGGCGCATCGCCTCGTTCGCCTTCTGGAGTTTCAGCGCGGCATCCTTGGCGTTGTCCCGCTGCAGGATTTCGACGGCACTGAACAAGGTGATCAGGTTGTCAGGCAGCGTGGCCTGATCGCTGTCGTTGATCATCTTGGTGACGGTCTTGGTCCCACGCAGCCGGATGATGGCGTTGGCGTCGATCGCGCTGGCGTCGGGGACCGGCCACAGCTCCAGCGTGTTGTCGTCGGCGTGGTGCATCCACTTGCGCGTGGGCCACGCCTTGAACCCGGTGTCCGAGTTCCACAGCACCATCTCGTAAGGACCGATGCCGTAGGCGAGTTCGTTATAGACGGTGTTGATCAGCACCCAGATGTGGCTGATGTCGTCGAACGCCAGGTCTGTCGGATAGGGATAGTAACGCTGACCGTCCGCCAGTTTGATGTCGCGATCGATGATCAGCTGCGGCCAGTCATAGTCCTGGTAGAGCTGCATCTGGGTGCGGTTGAGATAGTAAAGCAGCGTGTCACGGTCGTTGATGCCGTGCGCGACGTTGGTGCTGTGTCCGACCTCGGCGCGCAGATCAGTCAGCATGTCCTGCAGCTGCTTGCCCATCGGTCAGCTCCGGGACCGGTGCTGTTGCACATGACCAGGCGCGTGGCTGCCGCCGGCATTCACGTCCGGCAACGTGCTGGGCGTGCGTGATGCGGATGCAGTGCGCGACGATCCGCGACCATGCGTGTCGCGAATGACGCGGGGCGAGGTCAGCATTTCAGAGGGTGGTCCCTCCAACGGTCCCAGTGCCGTGCTGGGACCAGCCGGCAGCTCCAGACCCAGGTCTGCCTGTTCGTCGTCGTCCTGGGCGTGCGCCGCGATCTCGTCCGGCGTCGGCTCGGTCTCTAACGGCAGTGGTGGTGCGTCCAGCACCGGCATGTCCGGCGTCATGGTGAACTGATCGAGCGGGCGCAGCCGTGGATCGGGACTGTCGGGACGCGTCGGCCGCGGCTTGTAGATCGGCCGAGTGCAGCGCGGGATCGACGGATCGGACAGCGGCAACCGCGGGCGTGCGCCCGGGAACACCGCCTGCACCGTCTCCGGCTGGTAGATGGTCGCCAGCCGCATCAGCACCTCGTCGTTGCTGGCTTCCCAGGTGCCGACCACAGCGATGTCGGTGATGGCTTCCTCGCCGTGCACGAACTGCAGGATCGGCAGTTCCGGGAACACGATCGGCCGACCGCGGTGCCGGTAGACCTGGTTGCCGGTGTCGCCCCCCAGGGCGACCATGCAACGCAGCAGATGAAACGCCGGCATTACCGGCCCCTCGGCGCGGCTTTGCGCATCGGCAGCTTGGCCTGGCTCTTGCCTTTGTCGGCGGCGACGAATTCCTTGGCGACCTTCGGCGGCACGCCGGAGCCTTTGATGTTGCCGGACGCAACGCCGTGCATCAGCCGGGACTGCGCCTTAGAGACAGATGGCATGGGGTCCTCCTGTTGGTTTCAAATGAAACGGGACCAACCCCCGAAGGGGCTGGTCCCGTGTGTTTCAGGCGATGTCGACCACCAACGCAGAGTTAACCTGCTGCGCCACCATCTGCCCCGTATGCGTCATCGATTTATACATGACGAACTGGTTGTAGGGCCGTGCGGGTGTGAACTTGTGGTCCCACTCGCCGTCCTGCTTCATCAGATAGATGTGCCGCGGGTCCCACCAGTAGCCGCGTTTGGTGTGGCCAAGATCATCCAGCGTCGGATCGTATTCGATGGTGCAGTTCATAAACTTGAGCTGCCCCATGCTGCCGTCCTGGGGGCCGGTGAAGCCGGTCATCGTGTAGTTGCCGTTGGCGCGCAGCTCGATTTCCATCGCCGAGATGAACGAGCTGCCCGCCAGGAACTTCGATGGCCGACCGCCATAGCGGATCAGCTGGCGATATTCCTGTTGCAGGAATTGCAGCAACGCGCCGCCGTTGGTGGTGGCTGAGGTGACTGGTCCCCGGCCACCGGCAGTGCCAAATGCCGTGGTTGCCGCGCGGTTCTGCCACCAGGTGTTGGTCGCCCTATCCAAGCCACCCAAAGGGCCGGTGTTGGGCACGTCGACGATGATCGACTGAATGCCGGCCAGCGCCTTGGCATCGGCTGTGCCATCACCCCACAGCAGCTTGTTCATCGAACGCGCATACTGTTCGCCGAAGTCCTCCAGCTTGTCCTGCAGCAGGTTGACC